CTAGTATAATGTATAGATGAAGAAGATATATTATACTTGGCAGGATGTTGAGAATCAGACTCAAGAGATCCTACGTCAGCTACAACGTGATGCATGGATGCCCGATTATGTTGTTGGACTAACACGCGGTGGATTAGTTCCTGCTAATCTAATTAGTCAATATTTAGAATGCCCAATGGAAACTCTTAAAGTTAGCCTACGAGATGATAATAGTCAACCCGAAAGTAACTTATGGATGGCCGAGGATGCTTATAATGGTAAAAAGATTCTTATTGTAGACGACATTAACGATTCTGGTGCTACATTAAATTACATTAAACAAGATTGGCAGGAGAGTTGTTTACCAGAAGCTGATCGCTGGTTTAAAGCATGGGGTAACAATGTCCGTGTCGCCACCTTAGTAGATAACGAAGCAAGTGCTAGTGAATTAAATGTTAGTTATTCAGCCGTCGGCCTAAATAAGGCTGAAGAAGATTCGTGGATTGTTTTTCCTTGGGAAGATTGGTGGAAGTGAGATTACTAGCTAAAATTATATTGATTTTTTTATTTGGTCTAAATACATCCTGGGCCGACACCTGGATTAGCATTGGCGGTGGCACTTATCATACTTGTGAAACTTGTGGGTATAACGGTGTTAATCCAGGATTAGGAATACAAACCGACTATTCAAAAGACTTGCGTTTTGTAGCAGGTGGATATTATAATAGCTACTATAAAGCTAGTTTTTATGGTGGCGGTGCTTGGCAACCAATACAGTACGAAATAATTAAAGTTGGAATAGTTGGCGGTGTAATATCAAACTATAATAATCTACGGGTGCCACTAATGGCATTACCCGTTATTAGTATAGAAGGTGAGCGACTAGGTATTGACATTATGGGTATTCCGACAATAACAAACCATTCTGGTATTATAACTGCAAATTTAAAATTTAAATTATGAAAATTAAAGTAAGCGAATTATTTTATAGTCTACAAGGCGAGGGTCGCTTTGTTGGTGTGCCCAGCGTGTTCTTGCGTACATACGGGTGTAACTTTACCTGTGCAGGATTTGGTTGCAAGCCAGGAGAAAAGTCAACAGGTGCAGATGATGTAGCTGAAGTGGTTCATATGTATAATAACTTCTTAGAGTTACCACTGGTTGAAACCGGCTGTGATAGCTACGCATCTTGGCATCCAGCATTCAAGCATCTGAGCCCTACATACGAAACAGCAGATCTAGTAGAAAAGATGCTAGAACTAACTCCTAACAATATGTGGGCCCAGAATAATGGCAATGATGTACATTTGGTAATTACAGGTGGTGAACCTTTGCTAGGGTGGCAACGTGCCTATGCAGAATTATTAAGTCATCCACGTATGGCAGATTTAAAGAATATTACATTTGAAACAAATGGTACTCAAGAATTACACGCAGACTTTAAACTGTATTTGATTAAATGGGCTCAAGAGGTTCCGGGTCGCGAAGTTACATTTAGTGTTAGTGCCAAATTAAGTGCGTCGGGAGAAACTTGGGCGGATGCAATTAAGCCAGAGATTGTGCAGAGCTATCAATTATATGGACACACCTATCTTAAGTTTGTTGTTGAAACCGAAGAACATGTGGATGAAGCTGTTCGTGCTGTGGATGCGTTTCGCAAAGGTGGGTGTACTGGTGTAGTTTATTTGATGCCGCAAGGCGGACTTCAAGGTAGTTACGAACAGAATTTGCGTAGTATTGCAGATATTTGTGTGGAACGAGGATTTAATTTAAGTCCAAGACTTCATTGTTCTATCTGGGGGAATGGCTGGGCAAGATGATATAATTCCCCATTTATTGCTAAATAAATATGTAATGAATGGGGAAATATGAAAAAGTCTGCTTATACACATAAAGAGTTTGTTGATAAAGTAAAATCTGTAAATCCTGATATTTCTGTTGTAGGTAACTATGCCGGAGTAGAAAAGAAGATAGAGATTAGTTGTAAACATAATGGTAGTAATATGGTCTACGCATATTCGCTGTTAAAATCTCGAAATTGCTGTCGCAAAGGATATTTTGAAACAAGAACTCTACACAATAAGAAAGCTATAGAACAAAGAAAAGCAGAAATAGATAAAGTGTTTAATTTAGCCATCAATACTAAAGATGCTGTATATAATGATAGTAGAGATAAGATATTAAATTTAATTTGCAAAGATCATAATGTTGTATTTGACCAATGGGTTGGTTCGCTAATCAAAGGCATCGGTTGTCCAGAATGTGGTAAAGAAAATAAGCACGATGCAGGTGTTAGAATGTTAAAAGTAGCAAGACAGAAACAATTAGAGTTAGGTAGTGCAAAGTATGTGTCAAAAAGTGAAACTAAATGGTTAGATTCTTTAGGTGTGCCAGTTAGACAAAAGTGGTTAGATGATGTGAAATATAGCGTAGACGGATATGACCCTTCTTCTAATACTGTATATTTGTATCACGGAAGATTTTGGCACGGATGTTTAGAAACTTATAATCCAGATGACATACATCCAATATTAAAAGTTAAAATGAAACAATTACATGAACAAACACTAAGTTGGGAAAAGAAAATTAAAGATGCTGGCTATAACTTAGTAGTGCAATGGTCAAAATAAAAACAAGGTACGGAATGTTCCCACAAGGATTATACAATATAAATCATATGCCAATACCAGAATTTCATCATTCTCCCGAAAACTATGACGACAAGAGATTTTTAAGTCAAGGCTATAATCAACTTAGTTGGTCGTTATGGCCGCGTCGCTGTCACGGTACTAACAAGTGGCTGTGGTTTACCCAGGCATATTGTGCTAGGTATGTAATTACAGGGCCTGGCGATCCTGCTATATGGGTTCGTTGGTATAGTCGTGAAGAAATGTTAGTATTAAAATTAAAAGGATATTAAGTGACAACTTTTACAACAGAAGATAGATTATCAGCAACCAACTTACTACAAGATCGCATTACCGCCTGGATTAAAAACTATGCTCAACAGGCTGGTATGAAGTCATTAGTAATAGGTATCTCGGGTGGCATTGATAGTGCTGTGGTTAGTGCCCTATGTGCTCACACTGGATTGAATACGGTTGCTGTGTCTATGCCCATTCGCCAGCGTCCGGATCTACACGATTTAAGTATGCGTCAAGGTGCTTGGCTAGCCAACAACTTTAATAATGTTCGTCACGAAATTATTGATTTAACTACAACCTTCGATGAGTTTGAACGTCATCTTGCTACCTATCCTAACGAACTAGGACTAGCTAACAGTCGTAGCCGATTGCGTATGGTTACACTGTATCAAATTGCACAGAGCGTACAAGGAATTGTAGTAGGCACAGGCAACAAAGTAGAAGATTTTGGTGTAGGATTTTATACCAAATATGGTGATGGTGGAGTAGACATTAGTCCTATTGCTGACTGTTATAAAACTGAAGTATGGCAAATGGGCCGTGAGCTCGGTATACTCGAAGATATTATTAATGCGGCTCCTACAGATGGACTTTGGGATGATGGTCGCACTGACGAAGATCAACTAGGTGGACTTAGCTACGCTGATTTAGAAATGGCAATGCAAGTAGACGAGGCTGGTATGAACATATATGATCCAGCAATACAGGATATTGTAGAGAAATATTGTGCGATCCGTAGTCGCAGTCTACACAAGATGAATCCAATTCCTGTGTTTAAGAAATAGGATAACAATGTCAAAGATAGGATTCATTGGAATTGGAAAATTAGGATTAGCTTGTGCCGAGGTGTTTGCTGAAAAACACGAAGTGCGTGGCTATGACATTTATCCACGTACTAGCGACTTTGTTAAGGTATGTGGTATTGAAGAATTGGTCCAGGAGAGTGAATGGATCTTTATTGCTGTTCCAACTCCACACGCAGAAGGATACGATGGTAGTGTTCCATCAAGTCACATGGAGCCTAAAGATTTTAATTACGATGCTGTTCGTATAGCTCTCAACTATATCAATACCTATGCTAGAAGCTCTAAAAAGGTAGTGTTAATTAGTACAGCATTACCTGGTAGCACTCGTAAACATTTTATACCACAGCTAGATACACAACATCAATTCCTTTACAATCCATATTTGATTGCCATGGGATCGGTCAAGTGGGACATGGTTAATCCCGAAATGATCATGATTGGCACCGAAGATGGTAAGTGGAATGGTGTAGCTGGTGAACTTAAAGAATTGTATAATACAATTATGCAAAACAATCCACGATATGAAATTGGCACCTGGGATGAGTGCGAAGCCATTAAGATTTTCTACAATACATTTATCAGTACTAAAATTGGTCTTGCTAACATGATACAAGACTTTGCAATGAAGATTGGTAATATCAATGTTGATGTGGTAACTGATGCATTGGCACACAGTACCATGCGTATTATGGGTCCTAAGTACATGACCGCAGGTATGGGCGATGCGGGTGCTTGCCATCCTAGAGATAACATTGCCCTGCGTTGGCTAGCCGAAGAATATGATGTTGGCTATGATTTCTTTGATACAGTAATGCATGCCCGTGAAATACAGGCAAAGAACCTAGCCGAGTTTTTAGTTATAGAATCTACTAAATCTAAATTACCAATTGTCATACACGGAAAAGCATATAAGCCGGATGTTGAGTATTGTATTGGCAGTTATAGTACCCTAGTAGGACATTACATCAACGAATGTGGGTTTGATGTTAGTTATGTTGATCCATTGGCAGATAATCAAGATCAAGTTGTAGACGCAGTAAATACACCAGCAGTGTTTTTATGGGCACATAATCGTAAAATTACTTACGAATACACCGGAGATCAATTAGATACGCAACCATATTGTTCTATACTACCAGGATCGGTTATTGTTGATCCATGGCGCAAATTACCCGTTGACATGCCTGGCATCAAAGTAGTACACTATGGAAATACAAGGAAATAAATTATGAAATTTTTTGATCGATTTAAAAAGAAAAAGCCCGAAGTTAAAGCAGAACCAAAACCAAAAAAGGTTGTGGAATCAAAAACTGAAAAAGAGATTGCCACAGAAAAAGGCGAAGCCTATGTCAATATTCTAAGCATGGATGTTGATCCTGAAAATATCAGCGCAGGAGCATTTGAATTAGATTGGAATGAAAAGTTTGTAGCTGATCTAGTTCGCCACGGTTACATGATGGATAAAAACGATACCGATGCTGATATCGTTGATCGTTGGTTTACTGCTGTGTGCCGTAATGTTGTACTTGAAACTTGGGAACAAGAACAAGCAATGAACCCCGAGCGTGATCGTGTTGTTAAAAGCCGAAACATAGGTGACGGTCTTAGCGAAGTGTCATGATATTTAATCACATACGCAAACTCAAAGACGATGGTAAGAAGATTGGCATTACTTTCTCCACCTTCGACCTTTTTCATTCTGGACATATTGCCATGCTTGCCGAAGCAAAGAATCATTGCGATTACTTGATTTGTGGATTGCAAACCGATCCAACAATAGATCGTCCCAATACTAAAAACGCACCCGTTCAAAGTATCGTAGAGCGTCAAATTCAATTGGCTGCTTGCCGTTATGTAGACGAAGTAGTAGTGTATCAAACAGAACAAGATTTAATTGACTTACTATTAATCCTCCCGTTGGATATTCGTGTACTTGGTGTTGAATACCAAGACAAAGGATTTACCGGCGAACACGAGGGCGGGTTACGCGGTATCAAACATATATTCAATGCTAGAGATCACTCATTCTCTAGTTCAGGTCTACGTAGTCGTGTGGTAGAAGCTGAAACTATAAAACTACTCAAGAAACAATGATACTCTATGTAAATGGCGACAGTCATACCGCGGCGGCTGAGGCAGTTAATCCGCATGCCTTTGCCATGGACGATGGTCAATATTTTTACCTAGGTCGAGCACCACACCCTGATAATTTATCGGTTAGTTGGGGGAAATTATTAAGTCTGGCATTACGTAGTGGGTTTCATTGTGCAGCAGAAAGTGCCAGCTCAAATGCTAGAATCTTAAGAACTACTCGTGCCTGGCTTACAGAACAAAAAAATAACCTACAAGATATTTTAGTTGTTATTCAATGGTCAACATGGGAACGAGAAGAATGGTTGCACAATGGCATTACCTATCAAGTCAACGGCAGTGGCATTGACCATGTGCCTCAGGAAGCACAAGAAAGATATCGTAACTATATAATTGGTCTGGATTGGCAAGCTAAAACTCAAGAAGCACACAACGATATTTGGGCATTCCATCAAGAATTACTTGCCCAAAACATACCCCATGTATTCTTTAATGGTAATAATGATTTTGGTTCAATCCAAGACCAACGAGATTGGGGACTCAATTACATCGGACCATATGATCCTGCGTTAACCTACAATGCAGTAATTAGGGCCAATAGCATCGAAACAGTAGCACCCAATTCTTGGCATTTTGGACGTGATGGGCATGCAACCTGGAATCGATTTATCCTAAATTACATTATTAAAAATAAGTTTATTTGAGTTGACAACCTTGCAGGAATATGCTATACTGTTAGTATGAAATATGTCCTTATAGATACTGCAAATCTCTTCTTCCGTGCCAGGCATGGCGCTTTCCGTGCCAGCGACACCTGGGAAAAAGTAGGATTTGCCCTACATGTTACCTTGATGGCCGCTAATAAAATGGCCCGTAGATTTGAAGCAGATCATGTAGTTTTTGCCTTAGAAGGACGTAGCTGGCGCAAGGACCATTACAAGCCCTATAAAGCTAATCGTGCTGTAGCTAGGCAAGCTCTTACAGATGCAGAACAAGAAGAAGATAAAATGTTCTGGGAAACGTATGATAATTTGACTAAATACTTGAGTGAGAGGACCAACTGTAGCGTATTACGTTGTCCTACCGCAGAAGGCGACGATATCATTGCTCGCTGGATTGCATTACACCCCCAAGACGAACATGTAGTAATTTCAAGCGATACTGACTTCGTTCAATTGCTTGCTTCAAATGTTAAACAATACAATGGAATTACAGACGAATTACATACTATAGAAGGAATCTTTGATGCCAAAGGTAAACCAGTTATCGACAAGAAAACAAAAGAGCCTAAGACTATTCCTGATCCGCAGTGGCTTCTCTTCGAGAAGTGTATGCGCGGTGACAGCTCAGATAATGTCTTCTCGGCATTCCCTGGTGTTCGGACAAAAGGTACCAAAAACAAAGTCGGCTTACAAGAAGCGTTTGGCGACAAGGATAAAAAAGGTTACAGTTGGAACAACCTTATGTTGCAAAGATGGACTGATCCAGACGGAGTCGAACATCGTGTCTTGGATGATTACGAACGCAATCGTACGCTAATTGATTTAACGGCACAACCAGAAGAAATTAAAACAGTAGTAGACACTTGTATACGTGAACAAATTAGTCACAAAGACATTGGACAAGTTGGTGTGAGGTTTATGCAGTTCTGTGGCAAGTATGAATTGAATAAGTGCAGTGAGTCAGCCGATTCATTTGGTCGGTGGTTGAATGAAACATATAAAGGAGTATTAAATGGCTAAGGACATTTTTTGGGTCACAGTGACATTTGGTATTTTAATTGCAATATTAACATTAGTATTACTACCAGGTAGCAACGGTAGTGTAGTCGTTGTACAATATGATTGCCGGATATTGATCGGTGGCTGGCATCCAGATGTGCCAGTAGCAGTACAAGAAGAATGTAGGAAAAGGAGTAACAAATGACACTAATAGCTCTACCAGTAGTAGACAAACAATATTGGATTTTAAAAGATAACGACCGCAAGGTTGGTAATGTAGAAGCTTGTGCCGGTGGGTATCAAGTTAAAATCAATGATCAAATTTTACAGTATAAGACTATCAAGATGGTCGAACAACGAGTTCATATTCAGTTTGAGCCGTTGCCAAAGACGGTTAAAGAAAAGCCAACTAACTTAGTACACGGGTATCCTGTAGCAGGCCGCATGTACAATCCTATGTGGGACGTTCCGCAAAAGCTGCCAATCTATACAAAGACCAATAAAAGTAAATCGTGGTTTGCGGCAGGTTGGTACCAGGTAAAGAAAGGTCGTGCGTGGCAAGTGCTACAAGGACCAAAACTAATTATGTTACAACGATATCCATATCACGGCCCGTTCCATTCAAAGGAGGAAGCACACAGTCATGACTAATCCATTTAGAGATCAAGAGAAGTTTATGCGAGCCTGCGACCAAACTGTGGGCACAGAAAATACCGAACAGTATAAACTATACTTAGATCTAATCGAAGAAGAAGTACAAGAGCTTAAAGACTCAACCACACCAGTAGACGACCTTGATGCATTAGTTGATATTTTAGTTGTTACTATAGGTGCTATCCATTCAATGGGTGCCGATGCCGAGGGTGCCTGGCGAGAAGTCATGGCAACAAACTTTGCTAAAATTGACAAGGTAACCGGTCGTGTACGTAAACGTGAAGATGGTAAAGTTCTTAAACCCGAAGGGTGGACTGCTCCTGACTTAATGAAATATGTAAACAGGAATCATCAATGAGCATTTATCTACAAAAGTATGTTGACCGTGTTAGAGGGCTCGAAGCTCGTGGGTCTAAAGACTTTACTATGAGCATGGCTGATGCCAAAGACTTACATGCTGACATTACTAGACTGTTAATAGACCTTCAAAATCTAAGAGAACAGTCGCTAAAAGCACCAGAAGAAGAGGTAATTACTATAAAAATGGACGGTGGAACTTTCTAAAAGTACCTATATTTTAGCATAAATAAATGTAGGAGTATTATAATGTCCAGACCAAAGCCTACAGTACTAGTCGAAATAACTAACAAGTCTACCTATAAGACCGAGCAGGTATTGTCCAGCGAGGGTATATGGGCGGTATTTTTTGATAGTAACCCGATTAACCTCAAGACAAGCAATTTATTGGTGCAATATCCCGGTCCCAAATATAAAAAAGTTTCGTTCTCTAATCCCGGGCATGCTATTAACCTCGCCCGCAAACTTAACACACAATTTAAAACAGAAAAGTTTTCTGTGGTATTACTCACAGCCGGCGACAAAGTTTATCCATAATGTGCGTAATAAAAAGAAACTTACAGAAGAACTAGTTAAGCAACTAGATCCTGAACTCGGACTTACAGTCAAGAGATCATTACATACCTGGTGGTTTAATATACGAAATAACGGCGGCATGAGATTAACCACTGCTGGCTATCGTGTATTTTGTGATGAGTTAGATCTTACTTATTATGAATTTTCTATCAATAATCCGCACGATTTTAATCAACATATGATATTAGAATTAGATAGCAAATTACAAATGCCGTACTACATTCACGCGACTAAAGGGATACCCAAAAAGATTGTATTTTTTGGTAGCCAGGAAGCTATTATGGTTAATTTGTACGGCGATCTTAAAAAGTATCTTGACAACTATCAGCCTTGATGTTATACTGTTATTGTTGGGCGGTTAGCATAGTAGGTTAATGCCGGCGACTCATAATCGTCAGAGTGATAGGTTCAAATCCTTCACCGCCCACCAAATAAGGTAAATACTAGACCGTGGAACAGCAAAAGAAACCCGTTAACCAGTATTACTATTCCGAAAAAGAATGGGACAGATTGGGTTGTGGCCCGTTGCCCGACGAGCGTGATCGTTCTAAATTACTAGATGCTCATGCAAAAGGTAATCCAAAGGTTGACAATAATGTAATTAAAGGGTATAATTAATAATCATGGGATGGATAGCTATTTTTATTCTCGGTTCTGTTGTAATATATGCGTTAATTGAGCTAAAAGACTGGCTCGATAATGATCAGTAGTTAAAATTTAAAAGGAAGTATAGTAAAATGGCATTTGGTAAAGTAAAATGGTTTAATGATGCAAAAGGGTTTGGATTTATTACGCCTGATGGTGGTGGCGAAGATTTATTCGCACATTTCTCAGCAGTTGGTGGAAGTGGATTTAAGACGTTAAAAGAAAATCAAGCCGTACAATTTGATATCGTACAAGGCCCAAAAGGCAAGCAAGCATCAAACATTGTTCCGCAGTAAAGAATTGTTGTAACGTGGATGCAGGGGTTAAATCCTGCGGACCATTTAGGTTGATTTTTAATTCGTTTTCTGCTACAATAGTAGTATGAGAGTAAAGAATTTTGAGGTCGATTTAGATTCTGTAGAAGATTGCCAAAAGCTAATTAATCAACTTAAAAGTAATATAGGCGAACTTCGAATATTAACACACGGCTCTAAAAAGCAAAGAGTCCGTTCTGTATTTGAAGCTTGTCAAAAGATATACAATACCGATATCAGCGACTTGTATCGTCATTTAGATTTAGATCCAACCCCGATTTATTATGTCTATACACATTCGGAACCTTCTAAAAAGATTGCTATAGGCAAAAACGGTATCAGTACTTTTGCGGCGACATTAGGAATGGAGTTAATTCCGTTCTATGTAGGCAAGGGTGTTGGCGATAGAGCTTACGATTTAAACCGCAACGAGACGCATCGTAAAGTAAGACAAAAACTTCAGCAGTTCGGGCAGGAAGTATCTGTTAAAATATTAAAATCTGGACTTACTGAGATGGAAGCATTAATATTAGAATCTAAATTAATCGATATGTTCGGACTAATAGCTTCGGGCGGTAAATTAGTAAATTTGGACGAAGGTGTAAATAGTAAAGAACGACGCTTAAAATATAAAGACGAGCTTCGTGAGATAAGTATGTTATATAAGAATTCTGTCTGAAGTTAGACTGAAAGCTATGCAAGACGCGGAGTGGTGCCCGCCACCTCCACCACAAGCATACTGTGATGCGTTACCCAGCGTGAAGTTAAGAGGGTGAAAACAGTATGCTTTTGATGGGGGTGTATAATCCTTTCGATTGTGTAGGAAGTAAGAATAATTAGGAATCGGTAGGCGATGACCGTATAAATCAAGCAAATCTCGTAAATGCAAACGCAAATACAGGCGAAGTAACTGTTTCAGGTAAGAACGTCAAGTTCTCTGCTCGTACAGCACAACGCCAATCATTAGCAGTTTAATCACTGCTTTGATCAACTATGATTAGAAACAGAAAATAGTAGATAGGGACTTCGGTCCCTATTCTTTTGACAAAATAATACAAAAATAAGACTTTTCTATTGCTCTGCAACGACAAATACTATATACTAGTAGTAATCACGAAAGGCATATTATGAAATTAATCACAGCAGTAATCAAGCCCTTTAAACTAGACGAAGTTCGAGAAGGTCTAGCCGAGGTTGGCATCACTGGGTTAACTGTAACAGAAGTCAAAGGCTTTGGGCGGCAAAAAGGCCATACCGAGTTGTATCGCGGTGCTGAGTATGTAGTAGATTTTTTACCCAAGGTTAAAGTCGAAGCAATCGTTGAGGAGGGCTTAGTTGATCGTGCTATTGAGGCCATTATTAAATCTTCCAAGACCGGTAAAATTGGTGACGGTAAGATTTGGGTTACCGCAATTGAAGGCCTGGTTCGTATTCGTACAGGTGAATCTGGAAAGGATGCAGTATAATGAAAAAATTACTAACAGCATTAGCATTGTTCGCAGTATCAGCAGTGGCATTGGCCGCAGATGCTCCGGTGCCTAACCCGGGTAATACCGCTTGGGTATTGACTAGTACAATCTTAGTAACACTCATGGCTATTCCAGGCCTTGCATTGTTCTATGGTGGACTAGTTCGTAGTAAAAATATGTTAAGTGTGCTCATGCAGACCTTTGTAGTATTTGCTCTCATGGGTGTTCTTTGGACGGTGTTTGGTTACACACTAGCCTTTACGGCAGGTACACCATTTATTGGTAGTATTGACAAGTTGTTCTTGTTGGGCATTACTCCGGACTCTGTAGCGGCAACATTTAGTAAAGGTGTTGTTATTCCTGAGTTTAGTTTTGTAGCCTTCCAACTTACCTTTGCCGCAATCACTCCGGCACTGATCATTGGTGCGTTTGCTGAGCGTGTTAAGTTTGGTGCTTTATTAGCATTTATTACCATTTGGTTTATCTTTGCTTACTTGCCCATGGCACACATGGTTTGGTATTGGGACGGCCCTGATGCTATTACCAGTGCCGCCACATTAGAAGCAGTTACTAATTCAGCAGGCTGGTTGTGGGCCAAGGGTGCTTTAGACTTTGCCGGGGGTACAGTAGTTCATATCAATGCTGGTATTGCTGGCTTGGTTGGTGCTATCATGTTAGGCCGTCGTGTTGGTCTTGGTAAAGAAAATATGAGTCC